CAGACCCCTGAAATCCAATGCTAAATGTCTTCAATGGACGCTTCATGTATCCCTGTAGGAGTGCAGCAACAACGCTACTGTCAAGTCCACCACTCAGAAGCGCAGCAATTGGGCGGTCAGACATCATACGCTTATTAATGGAAACCATGAGATAGTCCATAACACCAAAGTAAGCACGATCGGCATCTACAACACACGGGGTGTTAACCTTCTCAGTATATTTGATAAACTTATATTTCAGAGTTTGGATATTTAGCTTAAGGTATGCTCCGGGCGGGAATGGGATTATACTAGCACTAGGGTCGGACGGAATAGCCTTCAGCTCACTTGCGAATACCACACGTTCTGGTGATACGGACATGTAGAGTGGTCTGACACCGCACGGGTCTCTTGCGACAGTAGCACTATTACTATCAACAATTACAATCGCGAATACACCATCAAGCAATGGGAATGGTTCAATATGACTCCTATAAAGTGGTCCAATAACTTCACAGTCTGACTGAGTTTTAGGAGTAAACTCTAGACTAGATGCGAGTCCAACGTGGTTATAAATCTCACCGTTACACATCCACATCATCTTGTTATCCTGAAATGGCTGACTTCCATTCGTAATTCCATTGATAGCAAGGCGAGTAAATCCAAACTGAACTCTATCCCTCTCAACAATTGTTGTCTCCTCCGGACCTCGCTTCTTGAGTTTTGCAAGATGTTCTGCAATAGCAACAGGCTTTCCGAAAACTGCTAGTATACCGCACATTATTACATTTTAAATGAGTTACACCGACTAAACCCTTTATTAACAATGGAGGACTTGTTCCCCCGTAAGGAAGGCGTTGACCTTTCAAGGTTAAAGATAACAGCTGAAGGGTCATACAGTATAACTCGCAGAAGAGATGCGGATAGAATTATTCACATCTTTCAGGAAGTGATTAAAAACATTTTTGAGCTTACAATCACCGACGCAACTGCATGTATAGGTGGGGATACTCTCAACTTTGGAATACATTTTAAACACGTTCACAGCATCGAACTTAAGGATGAAAACTTTGATGCTCTGACGAATAATGTTGAAGTTTATGGGCTCAATAATGTTACGCTACATCGTGGTGACTGTTTAAAAATATTTAATTGGAACACCGATATCTTATATGTTGACCCGCCTTGGGGAGGAAGAGATTATCGTAATCATAAAAATCTTGATCTTTCACTTTCAAATACTCGGCTAGACATATGGCTTGAAGAGATTCTTATTCGCAAAAATAGACCATCATACATCATACTCAAATTACCATTCAATTATAACTTCACTCGATTCAACTTCCTGTCAAATGTTGATAATATAAGACCTTATCAGATAAGAAGTTATGTTTTAGTTATAATTACTACCCATCGGCTAAAACGGATTGGCAGTCGGTCTTCTTAACTATAGCAAGATGAACACTTCAATCGACATGTACAAGTACACCTCAAAGCCTCAATACTGCTACGACAAGCCCCATATGGACGCATATGGCGCACTAGTGACTATCGCAATCTGGGCATATATCTTCAAGTGGATTATAGGATTTGCCAACATAAAGCCACTCAATTTTGAGAAGACTTATACAGAGAGGACTCTCGAACTTAATAAGAAGGTAGAGGATTTGACTGCAGAAACAGTTCATCTGGTTCATCAGAATGAAGCTCTAGATGAGAATCTCCGCTTTGCCGAAGAGAAGCTCCGCCTTGCAGAAGAGAAGCTTCAACTAGAGCTAAACGCTAATGCTGCACGAACAGCTCTTGTTAATAGTCTTCATAACTCGATGGTTTCATTTGCTAATATGATTCCGCCCGAGCATGACACTCAGGGGTAAATAAGGCGAGAACGCTAAAAATAAAAGGACTACGAGCACTACAATATCGAATGTCCGAACTATTTTTTTGTATTTGATAGGAAGGTCGTCATACTTTTTTTGATATTCGGCTGGTTTGAATCCTTTAGATAACCAGCCTAATAGAGTTGGATTTAATCTGTCATTACAGTCATAGATAACATCATACCACGCAAGAACAACATATGCGAGAGTAGCAAGCAAAAATGCCATGACAACCTTATGCTGGTAAAAAACTGGATGTGGCATCCAGTAGACTGCTAGAACGAATCCGCTAAACACAAGGCATTTGATATTTAGTGCCAATGGCGTTCCAAATAGTCCACCACCCATTATACCTTATCTATCTTTTTTGACAGAATGGTAGGGTTGTTCTTAGATAACTCGGCTTTTCCGGCGGCTACATAATCGTAAGTACAGTTGTGTGATTCGGGATACCTACATAGTGCACATAGGTTCTTCTCGCATCTACACTTTATCGAGTATAACTGCTTTCGCTTACAATTCGAACAGCCAACTCTTATAGAAGTCGTCTTTTTGGTTGTCTCTGAACTTAACATCGCGAGCTGCAACTTCCTTGCTAGTTTGCTCATATTCATTTTCAGCGACCTTCACCTTCTCCTCCCAAGTCTTTAGAAGAGTATCGGTGCTTCCGCGAGCCAGATACTTGCGTGTCGCAACGTAACGTGCCATTTCCGCCTTAACAGCCACAAGTTTCACCCATGCGTCGTCGTTGACGGTGTCTACGTCAGAAAGCGGTCGAGAAGGAAGTGACTTCGACTTTTCCTCCCAAGCCTTCTCGAAACGCGAATGAGACTGAGCCTTCTTATTCGCCTTGATAAGTTCCATCTCCTTATCGGAAATGTCTCGAACGTTGTGGGGCTTAGAAAGGTATGAACCGATGGCTCCCTGAACATCCAGCGGATAGCTGTTGCGATTTGATAGGACTCTCTCCCACGCATCCTCGTCTGCGCGGTCAAGTATCTCGCGAATATCGTCACGATCTCCAAACCATTCGCGGTTCAGCAGTTCGTGAGTCTTTGCATAATTGTATGAGTCGGGATAAGGATATTGTTTGTTCATCTTGCCATGGTATATGATTGAATTGTTTAATCCGTTTTCAATAGTAAGAGGGATGCCTAATATCTCATACGAGGAATTAGCAGAGACAAGGGGGCAACCTTTGCCAACAGATGCCTCGCTTGAGTCACTTAAGCGAATGCGTACAGATATGTGTTCGTCGAGTAATAGTTATGATTTTAAACTCCAATCTAGTCAGCGGTTTTTAAGAAGAGTTATGAGCCCTGAGTCACCAACACGTAACCTTTTGATGGTACACGGCACGGGTTCTGGAAAGACATGCTCTGCTATCCAAATCGCAGAAGAGTATATCGTGAGACCAGAATTTCAGGATAAAAAGGTTTTAGTAATTGCCAACCCGTCGGTTCAGGATAATTTTAAGGCACAAATTTTTGATATTACACGTGTAACAACCGATGCCGACGGTATTGTGCTTTCTAAGCAATGTACTGGCAGAAGATATCTTGATATGATTCAACGTTCTCAATCCGAACCACTCCGGTATACCGACAAAGCCTCCCAGCAACGAATTACATTTCTTGCGAATAAGTTGATTTCAGAGTTCTACGAATTTACTGGTTATGCTTCACTGGCAAATACAATTGATAATAAGGTTCTCAATCTTTCACCGAATGAGGTTGATAAGTGGATACACGATACCTTTGATAATCGCCTAATTATTATTGATGAAGCTCACAACTTAAAGGAAACATCTGAAAGCACAGCAACAAAGTTGGCAGCTATCGCAATTGAGAAAATTATAAAAACTGCGAACGGAGTTACACTTGTTCTTCTTACCGCAACGCCAATGTATGACTCATATGATGAGGTTCTTTACTATTTCAATCTCTTCCTCTGGAATGAAAGAAAGCTGGACTTGAAAAAAACAATTAAACCTTCAGAAATATTTACAGAAACAGGAGATTTCAAGGAAGGTCGTGAAGCTGATTTCAGAGGATGGTGTCAGGATTATATCTCGTATGTTCGTGGCGAGAATCCTTTTACTTTCCCATTTCGTCTTCCTCCTCCGCCAGAACTTGTTGCGGACCCTGACCGTACTACAGATGTTGCAGGGAAGCCAATCACAAAGCAACGAAAGTATCTAACGCTCACTGAGTCATTTGTTTCTCCAGAGCAAGCCGCCGCAATTAAGCCTTTGGCTGTTCAAGCGGTTTCAGATTCTCGTTTAATTTGTATGTTTCCTGAAAATAAGTCATTCAGAGAAACATTCGATAAGGCTGGTAACAGCTATAAATATCATGGTGAGAAGTTCTTGGCTCCATCTACTATCCAGAAATATAGCTCTAAGTTTGGTCTGATAATGAAGAATATCGCCACATCTACTGGGTTAGTTTTTGTATACTCGAACATTGTTGAATCTGGTGCTCAATTATTTGCAATGTGTCTTGAAGAACATGGTTATGCTCCCGCATTTGGTGACACATTACTCAAAGAACCAGCGAATGAAATCAGGTCTGGGTCTATCGGAAAGTATGTTTTATTCACATCGTATGTAACCGATTCTGAAATTAAGAAAGCCTTAATTCGTCTTAAGAGACCAGAAAACGCAGATGGTTCTGATATTCGCATCATCATTGCATCTCCAAAAGTATCGGAGGGTGTTGATTTCAGGTTTATCCGTCAAATCCACATTTTAGATCCGTGGTTCAACATGAGTCGTATTGAACAGGTTCTCGGGAGAGGTATGCGAACTTGCTCTCACTCATTACTGCCATTCGAGCAACAGAACTGCACAGTATATCTTCACGTATGTCGTTACCCAGACTCAACGCAGGAGACTGTTGATGAATATATTTATAGAGTCTTCGTTGAAGAGAAGGCTGTAAAAATTGCTAAGGTAAAGCGTGTTATAATGGAATCAGCGATGGACTGTAGTCTCCAAGATACAGTTAATAGTCTTCCACCGGAATGGCGCGAGAGTCTTCTGATACCCCAAACTCGCAATCAGGATAATGTGACAGTTGAGCTATCTCTTTCTGCTATGTCTGCACCTACGTTCGAAGAGGGGTCATATGGGTTGACATGTAATGTTAAAGAACCAACCGCAGATCCTGATCATGAACGCCCATTATCGGCTATATTGGATGTTAAAGATGAAATTCTTGATAAGGTCCTAAAGCTATTCACAAAGAAACCCGTGTGGAAGAAGGCGGATTTATTTGGACATACATTGATGCGTCAGTATACCGATTCAGTGTTATCATACATTCTACAGAATGCTATAGATTCTGGATTCAGTTTGGTCGATAAGAATGGACGCAAGGGTCATCTTCAGTCAAAGGGTGATGTATTCGCGTTTACAATTGGTGAGAGAGACACACTTGTTGATAGATTACTTGAACAAGAGAAGGGTGTTGATGTGGATCTTGGTACTCATGAAACGGTAGAAAAAGCTCCCACCGTAGCACCAGTGGTGCGGGTTGTAGTTTCGGATCTAGCAGAAAAACGCGACTCGTATGCGTGGCCTGCGTATATTAAAGATAAGTTTGCGGTGCCAATCCTAGACTGGTATTTGGTAGACAATGTCCTGACTGAAAAAGAGAAAGCCGATCACTTGTTAGGGTTAGATTGGAACAATCCCCCAATATATGCAGCCCCTCTAATTTTTGATGGACCAGCGGGTAAGATGATTGTTTTGGGTCCGCAGAAAATATACAATAGTTCGCGAGAAAAGATAACTCCCATAGGAGAAGACCGAGATGCGTACCAAGCTTGGCTAAAGAGAGCGACGGATACATTTGTAAGTAAGAAAGATCAACTTTTTGCCTCAATCAAGGAAGGTAGCATAATATTCAATATGGATAACAAGTCAGACGAAATTCAACGGGCTGCGAGATCAAAAACTATCGGTGGTATGGTTTGTACATCTTTTAAGTTACCGCTTCTTGAGAAATTTTCAATCTGGTTAGTTGGTCAGCCATTTCCAAAGGATGTAAAAACGAAGGAACAGCGTTGTATATTTATGAATTTGTTGGTAAGAACAGCTGTAGCAGCCGGAAAAGAGGGCATCTTCTGGGTAACGCCCGAAGAATTCATGGTATTCTCAGATGATGAATCCCGTCCCGACCTCATCAGACGTCTGAAATAGGTTATATCGCCGGCTACACGCATCATCGTGGTCAATTGCTCGTTCTATAATTTTATATTCCACCTGACAGCGGGGGCATGTCCACTGAATCGGAAAGACTTTGGTTGGAATTCTGATTTTTAGGGTACAGTTCTTCATTGTATGATTGGTTTCTTGTCCACACTTATAGCACTTCATCTTAATATGGATTTAAGAATAACTATTCTATCCGTTTTAGGACTGTCATTGAAAACGGATCCATACGTTCAAATACTGAAGACCTTATACACACAATAAACACAATGGACACTCAAGATAGTATTACAATTTATGACTCATTCGATGCCATGGGACTCCGCGAGGAGCTTCTCAGAGGTATTTACGCGTACGGTTTCGAAAAGCCGTCCGCCATTCAACAACGCGCAATCAAGCCCATCCTCGATGGGCACGATACGATTGCCCAAGCCCAGTCAGGGACTGGCAAGACAGGAACCTTCGCGATTTCAATCCTACAGAAGCTTGAAATCGGCGATCTATCCTGCCAGGCTCTGGTTCTTGCTCCGACGCGAGAACTGGCACATCAGATCCAGAAGGTGACGATGTCAATCGGAGACTACCTAAATGCAAAGGTACACGCCTGTGTCGGTGGAACCAACGTTCGTGAGGACGTTCAGATCCTCCACGAGGGTGTTCATGTCGTTATCGGAACTCCCGGTCGTGTCTATGACCTGATTCATCGTGGTGCACTTCGGCTAAACAAGCTCAAGCTTGTGGTCGTCGACGAAGCCGACCAGATGCTTGACCGCGGATTTAAGGACCAGATCTACGAGATCTTCTCGTTCGGACTTCCGGCAACTATGCAGGTTGCACTCTTCTCAGCTACTATGCCTGCTGCAGCACTTGAGATGACCGGGAAGTTCATGCAGCATCCGATTCAAATTCTTGTGAAGAAGGAAGAGCTCACGCTCGAGGGTATTCGCCAGTATTACGTCGTTATCGAGAAGGATGAATGGAAGCTCGAGACGCTCTGCGATCTTTATAAGTCGCTCTCTATCACTCAGGCTATCATCTACTGTAACACGCGTCGTCGTGTTGAGGATTTGACGCAGGCACTTCTGGACCGGTCTTTCGCGGTCTCGATGTCTCATGGCGAGATGGAGCAGAGTGCCCGCGACTCCATCATGAAGGAGTTTCGAGCCGGAGCATCGCGTGTCCTAATTACAACCGACATGCTTGCACGTGGCATCGATGTCCAGCAGGTATCGCTCGTCATCAACTTCGATCTTCCGCTTAACCGCGAGTCTTACATCCACCGCATCGGTCGCTCAGGTCGGTTTGGTCGCAAGGGTGTGGCTATCAACTTTGTCGCAACACGTGACAAGCCGTTGATGACTGACATCGAGGAGTTCTATAAGACGTCAGTGGAGGAGATGCCTTCAGACATTAAGAACTTGATCTAAACCTGAGGGTCAACTCGACCCAAAACGGATTTTTGCTTTCAATTTTTTGATATATCAAGATGTCACACGCCCCAGATACCCACAACTTTCACAAAATATGTTTCTCAATTATGTCGAGATCAGACCAAGATTGGATTACACATGATGGATGCTCTCATTTCTCATGCGCAATACAGTATTATGATGGGCTAGTAGCTCTCAATCACGACGTTAAGCTAATCATTAGACCATTTCTGGATGAAGAAGAGTTCAACGCAGAGGTACAAGAACTAGGTCTTTCGTTTGTCTGGGAAATGAAGGTGATAAAGGAACACTTGAAAATGGATTCTGAAGACCCAACACCAGTGATTCCAGAGACGCACATCTATAGAAACTCAAATGACATTCCAACCAATGCTTGCAAGCCCAATCGAACTTGACAAAGTCAAGTATCCAGTCTACTGCTCCCCCAAATACGACGGCATCCGCTGTGTAATTCGGGACGGCGTAGCACTGTCAAGAAAACTCAAAGAAATTCCAAATAAGCACATCGCAGAAATGCTTAAGATGTGTCCAAGCAACATTGACGGCGAGTTGATGATTCCGCACTCGAACTTTAATCAGGTTCAGTCTGCAGTTATGAGCGAAGGAGGCACACCTGAGTTCATCTTCCTCGTCTTCGACGTAATTTCAAAAGAGAGTTACGTTGATAGGATGGCACAGCTCTCCACGATGGAACTACCTGCATTCTGCCAGAAGGTTCTGCCTCATCGCTTTGATAACGAGGATGATATGCTCGAGTATGAGCGTGAATGTGTTGAAGATTATGAGTTTGAAGGAATCATGATTCGCACACCTACGGGTCCATACAAGTTTGGACGCTCTACAGTCAAGCAGGGTTACCTGCTGAAGCTGAAGCGTTTCGTAGATGCTGAGGCTACTATTGTAGGATTCGAGGAGATGATGCACAACGAGAACGAGAAGACTAAGGATGCTCTTGGACATTCTAAGCGGTCATCGAAGAAGGAGGGCATGGTAGCTGCAGGTATGCTCGGTGCATTCGTGGTTGAAACACCAGATGGTGTCAAGTTCAAGGTTTCAACGGGAATGACGATGGAGGACCGTCAGACTTACTGGGATACGCAGGATGAGATGCTTGGAAAGCTTGTCAAGTATAAGTTTCAGGAGTCGGCTGGTAAGCCTCGATTCCCCGTCTTTCTCGGCATTCGCCACACGGACGATACGTAATTTATGTATGATAGATAATGCAACCAGCTTGGCAACCGCCACCGTACTATCACACTAGTCCGCTATCAAAAATAAAAGCACCAACTACTCTGCCACATAAGTTGGGATACATTCCGAAATATCTAAGGAAGCCCACTTTTTCACTGCCGAATAATTAATGGACGCAGTTAAAACTAATCTTGCTTTAGCCAAGAAGGCGGCTAGTGATTTTGGTTCAAATGTTAAAAGTCAAGCTACTAAGGTAGTTAATCAAAATCTTGAAGCCATGACCCCAGAGCAAAGAAAAGCCTGGTCGAAAAGACATGAACAGGTTTCCGCTCTACATGCAAAAGCCTCTGAACAGGCTACAAATTTAACCAATAAAGTTAAAGAACACATAGCCACCGCTACTGAAAAGGTAAAGGATTTTAGAAAGAACGTTACCACGAATGGTATAAGCACTGCCGCTTTGACAGCCAGTCACGATGCTGCTCAGGTTGCTCTCCAAAAGATACAGCAAATATGCGGAAAATACCAAAAAACCCCACGTCCCGGCTCTGTGGCTGAGTCTGTAGGTGGTAGACGCAGAAGGACTCTTCGTAAAAGACGCTAAAAATGGATAAAACAATCTATACTTCTGAAAACAACAATGGACCCACTGTTTGAGCGTCGCGAATTGTCTAAAAAGATTCATATCTATTCAAAGTTTCTTCAGCGGAACATGCAAGCATCTATTCTAGCCCAACTCAAGATGAGTTACGAAGGTAGATGTTCGGCTGAAGGGTTTATCCAGCAGAATAGCATCACAATTGTGAACTATTCACTTGGACGTTCTAATTACATTAAGGGAGGCGTGGATTACGATGTTGTATTTCAAGCCGATGTCTGCTTTCCCCATGCAGGACAGATTTTCAAGGCTCCAGTATCTATTCGTAGCAAGGTAGGTATCCATGCAAATACGCCACCCATTCAGGTTCTTATTCCACGCGATCTTCATATTGGAAATGCCGATTTTGAAGATATCAAGGTCGGCGATAATGTTGAGTTCGAGGTTGTAGGAGCTCAGTTTAAGCAACAGGACCGCGACATTGTTGTAGTAGCTCGGCTACGGTCGACTGGTGTGGAGAAGAAGGAAGAGGCTCCAAAGGAAGAGGTTGCTCCTACCCCACAAGAGGCTGTAGAGGGAACAAAGCAGGTTGTTACAACAGTGGCTCCAGTAAAGAGGAAGCTTAGACAGGGGGCACCTAAGGAATCTAATGAACTCGATATCTCGCTCAAAGAAGGAGAGTCTAAAGGATCAGATTGATAAGCTTGACGCTACTGAACACCGTCAGATTTATAATCTTATGAATCTTACTATGAAGAATAATCTTCCTATCACTAAGACACAGAATGGTATTCTAGTTTCTGCTAATACACTAAATGATGAAACACTCCAAGCAGTAGAGCAGTATGTGCTTTTTTGCTTAGATCAGCGTAAGAGAATGGATGAAGATGCTAAGACACGAAAGACTTATGAACGTATGGTTTAGAAGGAAAATGAATGAGTTTAAATCGAAGTAAAATATAACAGTATGGAAAGTATCGTCACTACGCAAGTTGTCGGTCAGCTTTCCGAGTTTATCAATATTTCAAAGAAAGACCCAAAAGCAGAAGTTGAATGCAAACTGCTTTCGGGTAAGATTCAAACAAAAGACGTAGCAGACAGGATCTTGAAAGAGATCTTAACCATGTCTATTGGCGTCCAATCTGAAGAACATCGCCTAACAATCGCATATGCCGATGGTAATCGTGTTATTGTAGAAAATGTTCGCAATATTCAGAAGTTATGCGTAACAAATTCATTCAAGGAGATTCCACTCGAAGTTCAGAAGAAAGTGAAATACTTTGACGGACAGAAGGATGTAATCGATGCTTCAGAAGCCTCTGCAAAGTTTACATTACGGTCAGAGCAAACTGTACGCAAGGATTGGGAGGGTAATCCAAGCGATCCTAAGGGTCATATCCGCATGATTCATCGTAAGTCATTTAAGACGTCAAATGAACTGTTCCGAATTGATTTCTCGATGGTCAAGACTCGCCCAATGAACTCAAAGAAGTCAATTCGCGACATGATGAAACAGACTCATACGTATGAACTCGAAATTGAGTTTGTAAATCGTGAATCTAAAATCGATAACAAGGTTATTGTTGCCGATTTACTGAAGATTATGGGTAAGTTATCCCAAGCTTATTACCAGACGCAGTTCTTGCTACCTGTTTCGGATATTCAGCGTTACCAGCAGGAGTTCAAGATGACGTCAAATGTCTTTCTAAACCCAGTTACACTTGTCCGTCGCCACCTGAAGCCCGATAATTTGAATAGTATCATGAAGGATTATACTGTGACAAATAAGGCTGATGGTTACCGTGTAGGCTTGTATGTAGCAAGAGATAGACGTGTTCTTATTGTTCGTCCAACTCTACAGCTTGTATGGGCGGGTATCACTGCGAATGATGATTCTCATAGTGGTGATTTCTTGGACGGTGAGTTCATTGCAGATAAGAATCTGTTCTGTATCTTCGATGTCTATCGCTACCGTAACCGAGATGTTCGTAACCTTCCTCTTATGAAGAACGGCGAGTCTCGACTGAATTGTGCTAAGCTGTTTATTGAGGATTTACGGTCACAGTTTACGATGACACCATCATTGACACCACTTCGTATTGAGACCAAGCTCTTCCTAGCAGGAGATGGAATCGCTATGGAAGAGGCTATCCAAACTATGCTGACGACTGAGTTTGAGTATGAGACCGATGGGCTTGTGTTTACGCCTCGTAGTAGCCCTGTAGCTCCTGCAGAAGACCGTAAGGGGAAGACTTGGTTGCGTGTTTATAAGTGGAAGCCTCCTCACTTAAATACGATTGATTTCTTAATCAAGATTCTTCCAGATGAAACATTCGACCCAATCAAGAAGGTTAAAGCCAGAAAGGCTGAGCTGTATGTGTCGCGGACTCCAGGTGATGATATCATCTACCCACGCGAGACTATGACTGGAGAGTATGTTCCTCGTAAGCTCCCTGATGAACTACAGCGTGTAGCTGAATCCAATACACGCGTTCCATCAGTGTTCCAGCCAACAGTTCCACGTGACCCTGACGCTTACCAGATGTATATTCCCACGAATGAGAAGGACCTTGCGGTTGATTTGGCGGGTATTCGTGTGGAAGATAACACCATCGTAGAGTGTTCATTTGATATCGAAACTCGCAGATGGAACATCTTGAGAACGCGTTATGATAAGACCTTCCAGTATCGTGTGCTTCATGAGCCACAGTATGGAAATGACATCGCTACTGCTAACTCAGTGTGGACTTCCATTCACGTTCCAGTAACACCCGAGATGATAAAGTCATTTGTCAGTAATCCTCCAGATGACACCTACGAAGATGACATGTATTATCGTGACGATCTAAAGAGATGCTCTCGTATCTTTAACGACGTGTATGATTTCCATAACCGTATCAAGGATGAACTCTATAAGGAGAACATCAAGAAGGACGATACTTTGCTAGAACTAGGCGTAGGTCGGGCGGGTGACCTTAATAAGTGGAAACGTGTCAAGCCTTCAAAAGTAGTTGGTGTAGATATTTCAGAGTCTAATATCACATCCCCCACACAGGGCTCTGCAGTTCGTTACATCAACGATAAGAAGAAGAACCCCCGCGATTTCCTTCCGTCTTGTCTCTTTGTAGTTGGTGATATGTCAACATACCCGCTGTTTGAGCAGGAGGATAAGTATATGCCAATCTTGACAGCTAAGGAGAAGGCTCCGACAGTCTATCTTGCTGAATTTGAAGGTCTTGACAGCTTTAACGCCATCTCTTGCCAATTTGCACTCCACTATGCGTGCGAGACTGAGGAGGCTTTCCGTGCGTTTGCTAAGAATCTTCAGAAGTATGGGAAGGGTGTATTCTTTGGAACCTGTTCCGATGGTAAGTCAATCTACACGCTTCTAGCCGGAAAGAAGGCTCACCTATTTGGAACAGAGCGTCAGGTATGCGGAGAGTATAGCAAGGAATATGAGGACCGTGAGTCTTGGAATGAGGAGTTTGGGATGCCAGTAAAGGTCTTTCTTGAGAGCTTCGACCGCCCCGCGATTGAGTATTTGGTTCCATTCGAGAAGGTAACTTCTATTCTTGAGGAGCACGGATACGAGCTTGTCGAATCTAAGCTATTCGGGGAGATGTATGCCAACCAAACTAGTATCACATTGACTGCTGAACAACAGATATTCTCATTTCTTAATCGCACATTTGTCTTCAAGCGTTCCAACAAGACAAAGAAGGTTGAGGAACCGGAACCTGTAGAAGCACCAGTAGAAGCGCCTATCGAAGTAAAGAAGAGAAAGCTTCGTAAGGTGGAAGAGGGACCACCTCCTGTATTGTTTCACGGAGCTGACGAATCAAAGGGCGAGTTCCGTAACTTTAGCAACATGTCTGCTCACAAGATTACCGTAGATGGCAAGGAATACCAAACTGTTGAACACTTCTATCAGGCGAAGAAGGCTGAGAAGTTTGACGATAAGGAATCGCTTGAAAAAATCATGAAGGCTAAGTCGGCGAAAGCTGTCAAGGCTCTCGGGAAGAAGGTGAAGGATTTCAAGCAGGAAGAATGGGATTCAGCTAAGTATGAAATCATGAAGCAGGGCGTTTCTGCTAAGTTTGCCCAGTATCCTGAGCTTCGTAAGCAGTTAGAGGAAACAGGAGACCGTAAGATTGGATTCGCAGATGCTCGTAATGTATATTGGGGTATTGGTTCATCTGAGAGTGTAGAGAAGTCTAAACATCCAGAGAAGTGGCGCGGTAAGAATATGTTGGGTCACATTATGATGGAGCTACGAGATGTTTAAGGTGTATTTCTTACGGTTACCACCTGCGCGCCACCCGAACCATCACCAACAGTGTCCCAATAACCGGAGTGAATCTCTGTGGACACTATGGGTCCTAATCGTGCGTACAATATTTCTCCTGTGCAGTTTATCATAGCTGTAGCTGTTGTAATAGTAATAGTTAACCCAGAATAGATACTAATGGCGGGTATGCTTTGTAGTCCGGACTTGTCAGTATAGCTTAACATCCCTCCAGAAAGAGTTCCGGGTGTGGGACCATTTTGATAAGTTCCATCTGGACATGATCCTGGAGCTGGAGCTGGAGCTGGAGCTGGAGCTGGGGCGACATATCCTCTCGGACCCGTTACACGCTTTAAAAAAGCCCGCTGATACGCCTGTGTTGAAACCTTACCCTTATTCGAATAAACTCCACCACTAACGATGGCGTTGGAGTTTTTTTGCGATGTGTAATCCGAAGCACTCATTATTACTTATTACTTATATATTACCTCTTACAGTTAGTTGGAATCCAGCAGTGGTGTTCCCATATGGGAGTATCAAAACATATGTGGGGACGGGAACAGTCGTCGGTGCAGAATTTCCATTCCAAGTTGGTCCCTCATCGCCAAGTTTAACAGCTATACAATTTGTTGGTAGGTCTGGCGGTAGTCCTGTACTATAAGCAACCTCCATACATACATTTATATCACTAGTTGATGGAGGACTTGAAAACCAATATGAACGATAGTCAAAAGTGGTATTATCTGTTACAAAGATAGTCCCATCTAAGTTTCCGGTTATACCAGTAACTGTAATAACCATCACATCAGTTGGTAGCGTTGGGTAAGTATTAAATTCATAGGGCGGGAGTGTGCCGAAATATTTTACTTCATATTCTAGATCAACGCGAACTATATTAACGTCAACGACAACGCCACCGCCACCGCCACCGCCACCAACATCCGTATTCTTATACGCATCGCCGTATATTCTGAGTTTCTTTTGGATGGAACCCATAGTTGAGTGTGTGTGATTAGAAAACCGATTGCCCGCAACTAGGGCATTGGCTAGTCTTTGTCTCGTGATTGTAGAGGCATCAGGCATCTTTATTATCATACTGCTTATAAAATTCAGAATATGACATGGGCTTTTCAGGAGTAGGTTGACTATTAACTACTGGACCAACGTAGGTATCGAACAGCTTCTGTCCAATAATTTTTGAAGCCTCGTCTTCTGTTAGCTCACCCTGCTCCATACGCCGCTTCAACTTTAACATTTCAAAAAATGTCCCATCTAGTTTACCATCGATGTGCATCTTAAAGACTGAAGGAAACTCCTCGCAAAGAAGCTTGTTCTCTTCGGCTACCGTCTCAAAATACTTTGTAGGATTGCTCGTCTTTAGAGCTCGGTGCTTACGCATAGAGCTGTCCATATTGCGGACAAGAGCCTGAACTTGTATGGAAGTCAATGATGACATTTCTCTTATTTCTCCGTAATACATTAAGATGACTACTCTACCGAGCGGTCAAATTATATTGCCACCAGTTCCACTCCACACGCCCACCGCCCAAAATATAGAGGGGAGTGCGATTGAAGCTGCCGCCCAAAGAACTGCTGCAACAAATGCTGCTGCGGCTGCTGCTTTCAAAAGTCTAGGTGGCGGGCAAAAAGGAGGACGTCGAATGAGGGGCGGAGCCGACCATCTCAATGCAAGTATTCCAATTCTACCATCGGCTAATTCAATACCCGGAGTTTCTCATGAAGATGTTCATCTCAAGAATGTAGATAACTTAAACCAGATAAGAGCTTCAGCAACGGGAGATAAGCTTTCTCAAGCGGCTCCGTATAAGGTTGGAGGAAAAAGAACAAGACGTAAGGCAAATGGACGCGGTCACAAACGGACTAATCGCAGGAGGAACAACAAGTCTTCTACTAATAATCGTAGGCGTAGTAATCGCGTTCTCAGACACGGTAGAAAGGCTGTTTAACGCTCGCACAGTCATTCTGGCTCTGTTTTTTGTTATGGCAATAACTATCGGACAAATGATTCTGTCATCATTTCTAGTTTCGGCTTTTGCGGCAGCACCAACTCAAACAGACAAAGTAACTGTCGCATAAGTTCGGTACACTCCTCTGCACTCACAATTCCGGTCAGAATAATCTTACCAGTTCTGAACACCTTAGCAGTCCAATTATTCTTTCCGATACAAATCTTGACACCAGGATAGACATCGGGATCATAGTGTGAAGAAATATCATCCAACTTCGCAGAGCGGATATTCATATGAAGATGCTCACGAGCTACTGTTGCATTAGATGTCAGCTTTGATGTATAATTCATGAGAACAACACGACGATTTAGGACTTCGATAGACTCAGGAAGCTCCTTCATTGCATCCTTACAATCATTCCAAAGAATCTCCTTCAAAATTCGCATACAGCAGATATCATAGTTATCATGAAGAATACCAGTCATATGAAAGACACCATTCTGAAATACCTTAACAGTAATCTCCTTTAGTGGCAGAGTGCCATCTCCGTCGTTCATCATAACTAGCGTAATGGAGTTATGGCAAAATCCGGTCGTGTTAGATGATGGCTCCTTCTTTGAGCGTCTCTTAATGCGGTCCCTCTTACTTTCGCCCCGCTTAAGAACGCCCCGCTTTTCAATCTTGATAATCTGCTCATTAATTGGAAGACAGTGAAGAAGAGATGTCGTATCAAACTTGAGATTTGTCTTGTATAGCACTACCATTGTTGAGAGTGTTGGCGATTCCATTTAGAGGAGCTTCAATGTAGAAGGTGTCGATTTCGTTTTTCCACGAGAATGGCAAACTTTCAACAAAATTAGTTACCATTCCAACAGGGAACTTACGAAATAGCTTTCTGATTCTAGTCTGGTGGGTAGGCTCTAACATCCAACCCGGTTCCAAATAACCTAAAAATACAACACACGCTGCATGATGATCCACCACCGAATCAGTTTCATCTGCTAACTTGCCAGACGCCACCCGTGATAGATCTATAATAGTCGATCCATCATGTGTGGTATAAAATGATTTCTTAAACTCTGAAAATTTCGTTATATCATTACCAATAAATAGCATTTATCTGTTGATCACTCTTAATGTTAAAGAGGGTCGCACGATTTATCTTGGCAACAACCCAATTTCCATAAATACCAGGAAGACCCTTGCGTCCAGTATATGGGAACTGATGGTCTAAATTGGGATTACCATGATGCTTCTCAACATATGGGAATGATACAGACTTTGAAGCTACCCAATTTCCAACCTTTACTGAATCTACACCAAGACTCTGGAATAGAGGAGGGGCTCTCATGAAGAAATCCTTCGTCCCATGCGTTGAAACTGGAATATAAACGGGAATTAAGTTCTTAGTTCCACGGAATACTGGGGCGTAATTTATATTACATCCTGCGTCCACAAGATTTGAATTGTCATTGTAACCATTTGGTAGCTTACGAAGAGGCTCACCCGCATATAATGGGTATCCTTGGTGGACTCCAGTAAGCTGTTCGCATGTCTTAATCTGTCTAGCCCGGTCACTTGCAGATGGATAGGTCCAAGATGACGCCTCAATATTAGGATTACAAGGTAATGTCTTGCGACCACCATTACGGTAAGCGGAATCATTGCCTACACCCTGTGCTCCACGATAAGCAGTGTAAAAAGAAGCGTCAGGTGGAGCGCCCGTCTTCTTCTTGAATGAGTTGTTTGAGTTGGGAAAATTGAGCTTGTCAGCCGTCATGTCGGAAGCCACACGTGTAGTTCCAACCTCACCGCCATCAAAAGCAAAAACAGCTGTAGCTGCATGCCTCTTCTTGAGAGTCATCATTGAGGCATCCGTAGGGTTCTGAACATTCACAACCTTTGGTATGCTTGACAATTTATTCTTTAAATAGTCTCTACAAGACATTTGTGTTTGGTATGGATTTTAAATCAGGTCTACGTGGGATAGAAAGTGGCGACGACAGCACGTGCGTTTGAGCCCAAGCTCATCTAAGGCTTTACCCTCAGCTGTCTTTACAGTTGTCGCAGTCAGATACTCCATCTCAGTCTTGCCAGTCTCACGACGGTTCTTCTCGACCATTGCTAGATATCTTAAATACTTTCCCGCAATTACGCCATTACACGAAACACAACGAATTGGAATAATCATTGTATTATAGTCTATTCTTTGTTGTAGATACGTTTTCTGCGAAGAATACAATGACGCCCGATGAATCTTATGCCGTTTTGGCTCTAACTGGGCTTATAGTTATCATTATGCAAAAACAGGTCTCTTACATGCTGTTAGAGTTCCTTTTAATGCTAACTCGCCCTGTAGCTACAATCCTACTTCTAGGACTCACCGCCTTTACATTCCATCGGGGGCTCCACTATACATTCTTGGTCATGTCGATTCTATCGGTAGTCCTACTTAAGGATATCTGGGTTCAATGGGTGCGGACTGATGCTAGACGCCTATACCTAGAAATGGGTCGTGATAACGATAGATTCGACCACGCAACAAGCATTGACCTCCAGTTCGCGGATGGAACTGTCAAACACGCCCCACCTAGCACATACTTCAAGGATTCTTCCCCTACACTTCTTGTATTCCCTCCATCAGAGGAAACACTCTACGATATGAATGGTTAATTACCACATAACAGATAGGTCCATAGCACTCCAATATTCGGAAATACCATTTGGCAGACGACGATGAATGATGAAGGGTAACTTCCTCTCATGAACCTCCTTCTCTGCCACCTTCCATACAAACTGAGAATCTGAAGTCAGCATTCCATCTAAAGAAACCAGAGGTTTCGCACCTTCCGCTAACTGCTGTGCCCGAGTTCCGATTAGAGTTACCTGTTCATACTTGGTATAGTATGGTAGGGTGGACTTTGCGTTTGCGAGAGCTTCAGTTACTGACTCTCGCGTAATAGACTGAACTTCGGGGTGGAGAATTTTTGAATCAAATCTTACTTGTTCCATTGTGTAATATAGTTACTCAATTCTTTAAACTTCCGTTTTATATAATGGTAAAAAGCGACCTGTTAATTATCTGTATGATTGGGTTAGCCGTATTAGTGATATGTATGTCACGTAATACAGTAATTGTCCAAGATAATCCGGTTAAGTTTTCATCAACTAGAAAGCACCCATTTGATGTATTTAGTGACCCGTATGCTCCACCTGAGCGAGAGAACCCATATTTATTTGGGCGTGATTATAGTTACCAGCAGGTTGGTATCTTAAATGGTGGAGATTCTATGCTACCTCTGTTTGGAAGACCTTCAATAAATTCGTCAAGCTTATGGGAATACTACACGATGAAGGATGGCTTAAAACTCCCAATCTCAATGGGTAAAAGACAGTGTAATTCCGATCGCGGTTGTAATGAAATGTTGGGAGGAAATGGCGACCATGTAGATGTTCTTGGACTTGGTAAATTTAAGTCTTTTGTTTATGATACCAAACAGCTTACAAGATAATCTTATATTAAGATAAATGTTGGCGTTTGTTCGCAGAATCTGTGGCAAGATTCCTGTTCAGGATATTGAGAAGAAGGTTGTAGAGCTGGTAAAGGAGAAGGTTGTAGAAGTAGTAAAGGAGAAGGTTGATGACTTTGTTGAGATACGTGTAACTCCTGAGCCGGAAGTTGTCGTTTAAGCACAAGTATCAAATATGAAATATAATGGTCGAGTTTCTAGAGTCATTTGGTAATGATTTGACGGTTGTAAATGCCGCACGTGTGTCTTTCGCAAAGGAGTCGTCTTCCTTCTCTGCACAAGATGAAAAATTAATTAATTATTTAGCAAAACACAACCATATTTCGCCGTTTTTTCATCCACAGGTAAGGTTTCGTATCAAGATGCCAATTTTTGTAGCTCGTGAATGGTTTCGCCACACAATTGGATTAGCAAGAAATGAAGTTTCACGTCGTTATGTGAGTGATACTCCAGAATGTTGGGTTCCAGAAATTGATGACCTTCGTGAGCGTGACCCAAAGGTGAAGCAAGGAAGTCGGGACAATGCTATCGCAAATTCAGTAGAAGTTCATGAGATCATGTTGGGACACACAAATGCCACTATCTCCGTGTATGGGTATCTTCTAGACCAGGGAGTAGCTCCTGAGATTGCCAGATGTATTCTTCCGCAGAGTATGTATACTGAATTTATTGAAACTGGTTCTCTAGCCGCTTATGCTCGACTATATAAGTTGAGGCTCGATCCTTCAGCACAAAAAGAGATTCGTCGATACGCTACTCTTATTGGCGAACATATGGAGAATCTTTTTCCTATTTCTTGGAAGGCGTTAACTAGCACGTGAAGCCTGCTTCCAAGTTGTATCACAATTAACACACTGATACATCCAAATTAGGTTCTTTGCGTTAATCTTTACAGGAACTACATCAGGTGTGGCTCCTGAAACCCGAGAAGAACATGAACTATTCGGGCACAAAATGTTTGACAAATGATCTAGTGTAGGGTCATTTTTCAGATTTGGATTTAGGACTAGGCGACTTGTCTTATCCTCCCGCAAGACATGCTCATAAACCATTGCGTTATCCTGACCGATTGGCTCCTTATAATCACACTTACGGCAGGTGAGAACGGCGGTCTTTTTACTATCTACTGTATCTTCATCGATACCAAAGAGCATATTGCGACAGGCTGGGCAGAATTTCATTGCTTCTTCTTACGGTACGTTTTCTTTTTATTCGTTTTACGTTTTCTAGTGCCGCCAATCTTATATGCCACATTAAGAGGGGAAGATAAGCAGTCAAAGGTTGACTTGGACTTATCTCTGCAAAGGTGTGGCTTATCATTAATCTTTTTTAAAGCTCTATAGACATCATTGAGAGCCGTATCGGTAGATAGATCACGATAAGCCTCTGGTTCTTGGGCGCGTTTAACACTGCCCCATAGTGCAAATTTAGAGATTTGAATACCGTTCTTATAATTTGATGCATTGCCAGAATTAGATCTTAAGTCATCAATGATGATTGTATCGCATCTCTTGAACGTAGTATCTAGAACATCCCATACATATTTCAAGTCTTTAGAATCTCCAGTAGCTTCTCCTTCATCTTCATTAACGTGTTCACCAGATGCCTGAGCCTCTGTTTCAGCCCAAACGTGTTTTATACGACAATCAGTCATATCCTCAATAATATCCTTTACGTCATTTGCGTAGTCAGCATCAGACCAAGTCCATAAGCTTACACTCTTAAAGTTTTCTTGTAAGTTATTGAAAAATTCGATAAAGCCGGGTCTTAACGCAAATCCACCTCTAAAGGTATATTTGGCTCTCTCATCTGCGGGAAGACCATCCCACAAAGGTCTCAATGCGTCTCTATGGACAAATTCTATAAAGGTATTATCAATATCTAAAATGATATTGAGCCGTTTGACCATTATATACTGTTTAGAATATTCAAAACGAACTCCTACTATCTCAGTGTGATAAATACTAAATGGTCAATAAATCACCGTTACGATATCCAGGTGGAAAAACGCGCGCTATCAAAACACTTGAAAAGTATGTCGATACACACTTTCCAAATGAAAATGTAATAATATCTCCATTCTTCGGGGGTGGAAGTTTTGAACTACATATGGCAGATAAGGGGTATACAATTTACGCAAATGATCTATTTCAGCCACTATACACATTTTGGAAAACTATTCAAGCCAATGTAACTGATGTTTCTCATCTTGTTCGATCACTTATGCCGATTGATAAGACCAAGTTTCGCGAATACAGAACTAACATTCTTACATCAGAAAATGAGATCCAAATCGCCGCATATTATTACATAATTAACCGTTGTTCATTTAGTGGTTCTACATTTTGCGGGGGATTTTCATCACAGGCTTCCAGTGGAAGATTAAACGACTCAGCTTTAAAAACACTTGAAAGCGTTGATCTTACAAGGGTTCATATTTCAAATGAAGATTGTATAGATTTTCTAAAGCAACATGAAGGACTTATTTATGCCGACCCACCCTACTATATCTCAAACTACATTTATGGCAGAGACGGTGATCTACATAAACAGTTTGATCACGAATCATTCGCAGTAGAAATCAAAAAACACCCAAAGTGGATACTAAGTTACAATGATTGCGAGTATATTCGTAACTTGTATTCTGATTGTCGAATCTTTAAAGAATCATGGTCATACGGTATGAACTCAACTAAGAAATCGTCTGAAATAGTGATCCTTCCAGCCGAGACATAATACACAATGGCGACCTCTTTAGCAGACGATTGTTCATACACAACGCGATTGTAACATCGCGAGGAACACCTGTTTTTCTATTAATATGTTTACTTGTGCGAATACGAAGCTTTGTCTCTGTTTCAAATAGTGGCACCCCAAGATTTAGCACGTCAATTCCTGTATGATAGAAGCCCTTTCCTTCAATCTGAATATACTGACTTCCTTTTAGACGATAATATTCTGCAATCGCGTATGATGGTGCACTGATATATTCATCCTTAAATAGATCCTTTTCAACCTTCCATGTGTCAAATGTTGAATCGCCTCGTAGAAAAGATGGAATCGCTCCCCGAAATGGAACATGTTCCCCTAAAAGTGTTTTAATTATACCATCTTCGACGACAGATAGTCTACCGCCTACAACCTTCATGACGCGACCACCACCTTCAAATCCACCTTTTGTCTTGCATTCGATTCCGATTGGAGTCTCCAAGATACTGCAGGAAACATCATTTGAGTGTCCTGCTCCAGCTGTAACTTGAGCTACTTGAATTGGAATGTTGTTAAAATTTAATGTTGAGAGTCGTGCTGCCACGACTCGTTCATATTCTTGTCCTGAATGAAATGCCATTTTGAATAGCCTTATCTATTGCCTAAATAAATCCATTTTCTACACTATGAACTAGACCCATATTTTGCCTTCCTCTCTCCAAGAGTTTCAATGTCATGACATTTCTTACACTTAAATGTAAAGTTAGTCGTCTTATGTTCTTCTAGAAACGCAATAACAATATCCTTTAGCTTAACTGGTTTAGAAATATCAGAATACACCTTCTGAAGCGCTCTGCGAATCAAAAGCGGGCGATCTTCATTTTTCCCATGACACCGCTGCTCAGATTTGCCGCCGCAATCTTCACATGTGAATCTCTTTAAATAAGCTTTTGTAAACACATCGCGAACCAAATTAGTGAAGAGACACGATGCAAAGTCCCGAACAAAGTCATCATGCGTTGTGTCAATAATTGATGAGTTCCACTTCTTGGAGTTTTTGACATCATTAATTCGCTTGTCGATAAATTCGGAGTGTTTGTTCATTCTACTGAATATTTGAGTAAAATAGATTTATTCGTTTTACTGCATTCAAAATGGATTTTACTTAAGTGTAATTTAATATTTCAAATGGCTTATTGGCTTGGTATTCCGACAAAAGATCTTCCTCCTGGAAAAATTCTTAAATGTAAGTTCTATCTTAGCGATATGAACTCATTAAAGAATTATCCAAAATTAGATGCTCAAATTAAAATTGAAGGTCATCGTAATCAATTACATCGGTCTCGTGGATTTGTGTTTATAACCCCCGAAGGCGCAATGGAATCTTTAATTGAATGCATCGGACTCTCTCCGGATGAGGATACCAAGCAACAATTAATTTTAGATATGCATGAGTGGTTAAAAAATAAGTATTCTAAAGTTTCTGCATTAATTAATGTTGAACGGTCTAACAAGAAAGAGCTCGAGTTAAATAGTGGAAATTATTGGAAAACAAGCACTAATAGTGATGGAGAAACATGTCTACCATTGCTACAATACAATTCTAATTCAGAACTAATTAAGAGTGTAAATTTTAACATGGGAAGCCATGAAACAGTTTGGAGATAATAAACGCCGAAAGGCAATTTTTTACTGCGTTCAAAACGGAAGCGTTGGCAACTATTTATCTTCACTTTCATTACGAATGGCACAAAACGTCACTCTACAGCAATTTCTTGACAACCACAAGGCGGACGGGTTGTGGACCCACACCAGC